GTCTTTAGGAATTTTAGATACTACAAATCTCTGAGCATCTTCGACGCTATTAGCTGTAGGGGTCACACCAGTCACCCTTAATACTGTTGCCTGTATATCTGTTATTGCCATATTTTTTGAAGTGTAGGGAGGTATCGAGCCGCCCTACACTTATAATCCATATATCGAGCTATTACCTCTCGAATTTAAGATTTTCTAGTCAGCAAGTGCTTGAGATACAGGTATGTCAACCAAACTAGCTGGAGCAAGAGCTCCTAGTTTGCTACAATGTGCAAGTAGTCTTACTTTACCAGCGCTTGCGACAGTATTGATATCAATATCAAGAGTGTCAGCAGCAACATAATAACGACCACTTTGAACGCCTGCACCTGCACCAGGACAATCAATGATTGAACCTAATGCCAAAGCTCCTGTAGCAGCTGCCCATCCATCATAGAAACGATCTGCATCGTCGCCATCACCAATGTCAATATCCATAGAGCCTGCAGTAATTGCCGCAGTCACAAGAATTTGAACGGAATGAATGTAAGTACCAGCAGGAATCTCTAATACTGGATAAACACCAGCAGTAAGAGTTAAATCCAACTGAGCACTAATTGCTATTTTAGGAGCACTGTTTAATGCACTATCAGCTTTGTTTTGACCATATAGAGGATTAGCCATAATTCAACTCACTATTTCCACACAGCATGGGATTCTGGCATCTGCCATTCCATACCGGCTTCGGTTTGAATTAGGTCAACTCTACGGTCAACACCACTATTTTCTAGTGTTTGAACGCCAACATAAACCGCAGTATCACGATTTAATCCATTACCAACAAGCGGTCTGTATTTGCAATTACGCATATTACAAGCAAGCATCTTAATAGTAGTTCCATCTAAGTGAACATTACGAGCAACATTCATAACTCCATAAGGAGTATAAATCTGTGTAATATCTACACCATAGATAGATTTCTTTCCACCAACTGCAAACGAGGCACGTCCAAGAGCAGTGGAACTTCCACCACTCGAGTCAGCGACTTGAGATACGTTAGCAGAAAAATATCCACTAAGTTTATGTAACCAGTTATATACGTCTGTCGAAACCATGAACAATGTTGCATTAGCATTATTGTATCTTGGGTCAACAAAGTTGCTTAAATCATCAAGAAAATCATCTTGAGATTTTGTGCCAGTAGAACCCATTTGAGAACCGTCAAAGATATTGCCATAATTGACAATAAAATCAACAGCACCTTGGGTGTAATTTACGTCACTTACACTACCTTGTGATCCAAATAACAATGATGTTTCAATATCCCATTTGTGTTCAATCAGTTTTTCACGCCAGATTCGAGCAAACTCATTCGGTTCATACTTCAGAACGGTAGCACGAGTTGTGTTATCCATTGCCATAGATGTTTTCCAAATTTGAGTCAGTCCAAAACCAGTTGAGAAAGGTTGATCTTTCCAAGTTTCGGGATATCCAGTACCTTGTCCATGTGCACTACCTACTACATATGATCTAGCAGATTCAAGTACCAATGCGATACTTTTATCAGCAACAACTTCGTCACCCGCTGAATCGCCAGAAGGGCTAAAGTTGTTAGTATGCCAACCAGCAAGTTCTCCACCGGAAGCATCAGCTTTAATGACAGTCATAGTAACTCTAACATTCTCTTTACTGTCTTTATCAGTTGAATCGTCAACAGCTGTTACTTTCCCAAGGATATAGAATTTTCCCCATAAAGTACCATCAGTGGCACTTGTCATAGGTATTTTTACTAGTTGTCCTGGGAGAAAGAATGCTGGTCTCGTACCTGTTCCGCCAACAGACCAATCATTATCTGTGTTTCCATATACATTCTGAAGATTGCCAGAAGACTTATAGTCTCCAGCCATATAGACTTTAATAGTGTCGCCTTGTACCACTGAGGTACCTGCTCCACCATCATTTGTAGCTATAATTTCAGAATCACCGAAAACATCAGATCCTGCTGAATTAACAAATCCGCATGCATATGCATAGCGCTTGTGATAAGATGGGCGTCTTTCAGTAAACTTGAACTCAGGGTCATCAGTAGGTTTCTTAGCTACTTTAGAAACAAAACGAAAGAAAGGGTCTTGAGAGATAGATAATTCGGAAACACGGTCTCCAAAATTATACTTTCGCCTAAGATCACCAGTATCTTTAGAAGTTCCATCAGAAGAATAAGATGCTACATCAGAATAAGTACCAAGACTGAATACATCAGCCATATTTTCACCTTTTTAGTTAATTGTTAAAAGCGAATGGCATTATTACATACCAAAAGCTTTTTCTAATTCACTTTCACCGCCTAGTATGGTATCAAATATTCGGTCGTCAGGAGACTCCTCGACCTGTGTTCCGCCAGTCGTAGCAAGAGAGCCGGGACGTTCTTGAACTTCACGCATTTTATCATGCATTTCCCGTCTCGTACTATCAGCTATCTTTTCATCCCGGTTACCTCGATTCATAAGGTAGTATATATCATCTAACTCGAGTGCCTTGGATTTTGCAAAATCTACAAAAGTTTCCCACTCTTCGTCAGTCATATCATGTTTTTGACGAAAACCAGTTTCTTTTGCTAATTTTTGATTTTCAGTTTTTTGTCCTTTTAAGGCTTTTCCAAGCCTGCGTTGGACTATGCCGTCAATCGTTGCACCAAGCACCTTCGCTGAATCCGACTCGGGAGTCGAAAAAGCATCATCGGCATCAAACACGAAATCCTCTGGAAGGTTGAGTTTGCTAGCCATATTTTGGGGTGTTTGTCCACCACCCTCAAAGTAATTACGAACATGTGCAATTAAATTAGGGTCGTCGCGCATAGCGTCAAGAATTGGCATATAAGGCTCTAGCTCTTGGAGCTTTCCATTGAGTCTTTTTGCCTCTCTGCTTGAATCACTATACCTTTTTTTCATAGTCTCTACATCACTGTCAGGGACTACCGATTGAACTTCACTTGGGCTCGATAGTGTATTATCACTGTTATTATCCGAGGTTGACGGCGAAGGTTCGTCTAAAATACCTCCATTTACGTTTCTATCCAATTCCGCGAAGAAATCATCAGATACGTCTAATGGGGTCTGAGTATTATTACTTTCGGGGGCCATCTCAGCGTTGCCTACTTGTTCTTGACTCATATTTATTTCCTTTTATATTCACTCTTCTTAACTTATAACAAAAACTGCTAAAACCAAAACTATAATCTATACGTTTTGTTTAACATCTTGCTTTACTCTTTCTTTCTCAATTTCAAGGTCTGCCTTCATTTCAGTCCTCATTTTTTCAAATTCTGACTTAAGCATTCCTCTTAAAAGTTTTTGTTGCGACTCTGTTTCAAGGACGTCTTTCCTTATTTCATTGCCAGCTTCGCCTACTTTCATCTTTATACCAGCCTGCACTAGTTGACGCTCCAACGTTTCGACAGTTCCCTCTTTATCTTTTAAAGCTTCTTCCATCTGAGATATTTGTCCTTGCATTTGAGAATACATAGATTTTCTTTCAATAACACTTTTCTTATTCCTAATATCTGTTTCAGCTATCATAGCGATATCATCAATCAAACCTGCTTGAAACCATCTGAAATATTCTTCAAGTAAAGCCCATCTGTTTATAGGCATTGTAGCACCAGCTACTATCCTTACATCAAATCTGGCAGATGCATAATCATTATATTTCATTATAGATTCACCATAATCATTATATATAGGAATATTAATTCTTACTTCTTTTTCCTGTTCTTGAGGTGTTTGACCTGCCTCTGGTTGTACTATTCTAAATACTTTCTCTACTGAATAGTGTTTTTGAGCAATGCTCTGAAATACTCTACCTAAATGTTCTAAGCAAGGTTCTACTATACTTCCCATCCAAGCTTTTAATCTTCTTGTTCCAAATTCATCATTTGCAAGTAAACCTCTATATGTCTCAGGTTGCTCTTTAGTAAACCCCATCATACTAGAAGGGACACCACTTATATATTCAGCATCAGATTTCCCTTCTTGTGTAATACTATAAAAAGCATTATTGATAGGAGCTGGTAATACAGGAGTTGGAGGAGTAAATCCCTGTCTGTATTTCAATAATGCCCCCGGGGCTGAAGAGTACTGTTCCCATTCTTCTTCAGGCACTGAGCCTTCTTCATACATCCATCTTAGATTGGAGGCTAAATTTGCATTATGCAACATAATCTGATGAGACTTATTTATTTCTTGTTGTTTTCCTATAAGAGGAACAACTGCGCTCATTGGATATGGAGTTCCTGTGTACATATAAGGAATTGGAACAATAGGATATTCATTAATTGGTAATGTGTATTCATATAAAAATGTGTCATCACCAACCGTACACGTTAATACAATCCTATTTTCATAAAACTTTACTGCATCTACTATATTCTTCGATACATCTTTATTTGCTGATAATATTTCAAAATCTTTTTCAGACATTATTTGTTGTCTAATAACCGTAGCAGACTCCTCAGCTTCCGACATTAATTGCATGCGTTGTTCTTCTATAGCCTGCTCAGCCATTTTACTGGCTCTTTCTAACTCAAGCTGTGCTCTCTCAGGGATCATTTCACCAGATTCAACAGCTTGTTGTAACTGTAATTCCTTTTCTTTTAAACCAACCTGAATCTCTTTTTGGAAATCTTCAATTTTCCCTTCTACTTCTTTCCTTAATAAATCAATCTCTGCAGGAGTTGGTTCTACCTTCATAAATACGTTTCTATACGCAAACTTCTTCTTAGAATATGTTTCGTAGTATGGAATTATATCTTCATCTTCAGCTTCTAAATTGACACCCATTGTAATATCTTCAGGTTGTGTACTGAAAGACTCTTCAGTATCTCTTTGAGAATATGATACAATTTCAGTGTTTCTAGCTACCTTTTTAATCTTAGATTCATGTTCTGGCAACATGTTTATTAAACTTGACCTTGAGAGATTCTTCTTTATCATTACAAAAGTTGCATCTCTTAATAAGAAATCTCTACTTGCTGGGTCTACATATATATCATAAGGTTCTATTCTGCTAAACTTTACTTCACCCATACCACGATCAGCATCTCTATCTATATCTACAAGAAAATATCCCACTCCTTTAGTAAGAGCATCAAGGGCAATTTGACTGTATAATGACTTACCATTTGATAAATACCAACAATAATCTGCTATATCTGAATGAACTTGCGCTGTGTCTACATCATCCCCAGTAGCTCCAACTGCTTTCCATCTTGGATTATTAGCAGTGACAAAGTATTTCATTATCTCTACAATAGGAGTTACTCTATTAATAGTAAATGTTGGCATACCAGCCTGTTGTAAAGCATCTACCTCATTCTTAGATAATTGCTCATTTAAGTAAAAATCAAATCCTTTTTGACTAAGAGTCTGCCATCTTTGTCTGTGACTATTATTAGCCTTTTCCCAAAGTTGTTTGTTTACTTGGGCTCTTTTCTTATTAGTAACTCTTGCCATATTATATCATCCACTTCTTTACTGATTCAATAAAATGTTCGGGATCCCCTTTGCCACCTTCTGTATTATAATACTTCTTCCAATAAGCAGCTTGCCCTTCCAATGAACTAGGCATACGCTTAGGAACTCTCCAGTACTTTAAACGACAATGAATGATACCTGATGCAATATTCTTTTCTAATATCTCTGCCCATATTTCCTCATCATACATTTGCCAATATTTTAAGTCTATAAGACTTGCCTTTGCACATCTACCCATCAATCCTTTACGATGCTTTAAATAGTGAGCAAGGTTGTCAACAGCTGAAGCTGGTTCCACCTGCCAAAATGATCTGGCGGGGCCATCTCCCATTTGTCGAATATACTCATACCTAGATTCTACAATACCGGTTGCTAAAACAAGTTCAACAGCATCTTTAGATGCATATTTCTCGCCCATCTTTAAACATGTTTTCTCAACTAAAGATCGTATTTGGCCAATACTAATCACATTAGCCTCCTATTCGCAAGCTACTTCTTTTTGCAGCTATAACTTCGACCGTCCCACGTAAAAGACTTTTTTCCACCAGCACAACCAGATTTGAAAGCAGATCGAAAGCTTTTAGCAGCTTTTGAATCTTTCTTATATGAAGCATAAGCACCACCCTTAGTAAGAAGGACTTTTTTCGCTCCTTTTCTAATCCTACCCTTAGGAGAAAGTTCCTCTCTTGAAACTCCCTTCGGTTTAGTAACTGGCGTTCCACGCTTGCTCATCTTTTTTAGCCTGCGCATTTTAAGCCTACCAAGAAGACTACGTTTTTTCTTCTTTTTACTTGCAACCGGGGCTTTTTTAGATACCTTAGCTGGTTTAGCTTTTGATACTGCTTTAACTGGGGCCTTCTTAGACACTTGTTTCTTTAAAGACTTAGGCGTTAAAACTGGTTTCTTAGCTGCTGACTTTTTCTTAGCCACTGCCTTTTTCTTAGCTCCGGGGGGAGTTTTCGTTGTCTTAGATAATGGGGTTCTTTTCAGGAAATCAGATACTTCATCTCCAGCTGGTTTTTTCTTTCTGCCAGCCAAAACCTTTTTCTTGTACTCATCAGACATAAAATACTTAGGAGTCTTCACATGTTTGAGTCTAGCTGCCTTAATTTTGTCCAGCTCAGCTCTACTGTATCGTCCAGTATTAATCTTAGCGGGTTTTTTCTTTTTCTTAATGTTTGGCATTTTATTATCCTATTTTTAAGCTACTATCCAACTTTTCGCTTTTCTTGTCGGTTTAAACCACCGTTTCTTTTCTTTATCATGCTTCATATTCGGAGGAAACGAATGCACTTGTGCATAATAAAGACTTTCTATTGTATCGTCATGTGCCATTTTGGGGCCAAAGGTAACGATTTCGTTAATTAAATCAAACATATTCTTCCGTAAACGTACCGTTCCTGTACTAAATCTTGCCGAAAGACCACTATATATACGGTTACGCTTGTTAGTTCCACCCGGTTTCTCGGGTATTACCGCTATATCGAACCTATTTAAGCGCCTTCTTTCGTCATTTAAGGCTTGAAATATGCTTCTATTCATAGCGACATCCTCAACCGTTGACGATATACAATGATATTTCTCATGTAATTCCAATATATAATCAACAACACCTTTCTTACCAATTATCTCCCCATTATCTGGGGCTTTACTTCCGATAGTAGGAATACTCCTATGTCGTTCATATTCTAAAACATATAATTCATTATTTGCATCTATTGCTACTACCATAATTACACTGAAGTCAGCATGCTTAGTATCTATATCTGTAGCGGGATCACATCCTATAAATGTATTAACTGGGATTTGTTCCCCATTTTTTACAATATAATTCATACCATCTTCATGTTGATAGTATCCATCCCAATATATTATATGC